GTGGAGAGGCAGACCGGAAATGACTCTGGAAAAAATAATACTACTGTGGACAATTGTATTGCCCACTTCATTATGATGATTTACCTCTTTGTGAAGAGGTGTGTTGAGCTCGGTATCGAGCCAAAATTGTCTTTTATTTTTTCCAAAGCTCACCTTCTCATCTATTCGGATGACAAGATTGGTGGCACCGATCTAGAGACATGGGGTTTTGAAAGCCCCGCTGAATTCTTAGAGTACGAGAGAAACGTATATGAAGAATTCGGGATGGAATGTAAGCCCTCATCGCAGTATTCTACTCTGAAGGCTCCTGGTGATCGTATCGATCCCAACCATTCTTTCCTGGGTTCGTTCGCCAGCTTTAACGAGAGCGCGAACATGTATGTACCGTACCCTAGGTTTGGGAAAATTTGTTCTTCAATTGTTCAGAAGTACCCAGAACAGGATGAATTGATCAGGTTCATGAGAGCCTTAGATCTCACCATCTGTTCTTTTCCCAATGTTGAAGTGTTTAACTCTTTCATCAAATACCTTGAGTGGTATTATGACAAAAATCCAGCTAAATCCTGGATGTTTGATGAGATCCTCAGTACGGCCGAAATCAGTACAAAGTCTCGCGACACGTTCTCGAGAATTTATATGGGTTTCGAAGCGAGGGGTCCTGGTCTGCACGACCGGACCCGTCGCTGAGTGTGTCTATCCTACGGGGGGTTTCAACTTTTCCCCCCAACATCTCCCGCCATAAGGCGGGATTTTCATACCTGCTTTATTGGCTCTTTTAGATAATGCATGAGTATGAAAATTTTAAAATAGAAGATGTCCGACACACACTCCCTTACTGACAAGATCCCGAGTCAAAACACAGCTCGTAGATTACTTTCCGCTCTTGTTGAGAACAGACAGCTAACCCCTCAAGGGTTAGCCTGGCTTACTGTTGCCCTCGATCCATGGCATGATACACAAGTCATAGGTCTTGAGGGAATTCCTGATCAAGGAATCGGTAGGTCAGTTTGTTACTCAGTGACACAGGAGTATTCCATTTCCAAGAATAACTCCCCTGTTGCCCTTCCCGCAGGAAATTGGTCTGTTCGCATAGCCAATTTTCCACTGTTAACTTCAAACTCTGTTCGAAAAGGAAATTATTTCGGTGATATAGTCTCTCAATTAGGTGACGTTTCCGAGATTGTTCCCGTCCAAGTCAATTATGCTGCAGACGGCGTTGATTTTGCCGACACAGCTGTCCCCGGACTTGGGAACCCTCAAGGTTGCTCCCTTCCTGTTGCCCACACCAAAGGTATCGTTAAGGTTTGTGGTCTTGGTATCGAGATTGTTAACACCACTGCTTCACTAAACCTTCAAGGTTTAGTTTCTATGTGCAGAATGGTGCAACCCGATGTTGAGACCTTTACCTCTTATGTCGCCCTCCCGCTTAACGCTTGGGGAACTAAGAGCCTTAATCCGATGAGAACAGCCC